TGAACCAGACGGGCCAGAGATGCCGTTCGTCTGCGTGTCCTTTTCGCTTGCCGGCGCACGAAAGCGGTTGGCAAGGACATGATCCGGTCCAAACGGGAAGTTCACCTGGCCATCCGGCGAGACGAAGTGCGTAGGGCCAGCCGCCAATCCCGCAGAAGAAATGTTGTTGCGTTGCGGTACAGTCTTCTGGCTTGAGTTCTTTGATGTCACGTTCGCACACCTCACCTTCCAACTCGCCTGCCTTTACCAGTTCGCGCAGCCACGCGCAGCAGTTCCGGTCGTTGTCGGTCATCCAGACGGACATCAGAGGAACATCCACGCCAGCAGCGCGCTGTATAGGAAGCACATATCAAGAGTAGTCATCGCACACGTTTGATATGGCTGCGGCGGCTTCGGTGTGTCGCTCATTTCGCAAGCTCCTCCGCGATCAAACACGACAAGCACCGCACGTCGCAGTGCTTCGGTGCAAGACGGTGTGATATCGACGCGAGTGAGGAATCGCGGTGGCGGATGGGTTCCACCTCGCAGTTGCACGGCAATTGCACTTGCGTCAGCAGTTCCCGCGGCCGGTCCCGCTCGGCGCGCAGCGCGGCGAGTTCGGCGAAGACCGTTCGAGCAAAAGCGGGAGCGAAACGTCGCAGCCAGAATATAGGCCGTACTCCATAGTCATGCAGTTTTCACCGTCACAGTATCAAACAGACTTCGGCTGTCTTCAATTCTGCGCGTGATGGCGCGACAGAGATTTACTCTCGCCGCGTCGATGTATTCCGGCTTGATCTCGCAGCCGCAAAACCGCCTCCCCAGCCGCAGGGCCTCGTAACCTTCCGAGCCGATGCCGGCGAATGGCGAGAACACCAGCTCACCCGGATTCGTGAACAGCAAGATCAGCCGTTCAATTACTTTCAACTGAAGAGGACAGATGTGTTTTGTGTCGTCTTCTCCGCGGCCCTCGGCCACGTTCAGCGTGTCCGTCGCACGGATGTCGTTCCAACAAGCTTCGGCCCACGCAATCCAATCATTCCGCGACACTTGCCCTTCCGACTGGATCGGGATAGCGTTGTCGCCGGGTGCCCGAAACTTGATGATGTAGTCGCCCATGGCGCCGCGACTGCGTGCCCGGTCGCTTTCCAGCCCGGCGAACTGCAATTCTCGGCTCTTCGTCCGAATGGCCTGCGCCTGCGGATTCTTGGCGATGAGCCAGTCGTACTCGTAGACCAGCCCAGCCCGCTCTCCCAGCTTGATGTTAAGTCCGCGAAAGTCGAACAGCCCACATTCCCCGCTGCGTTTCAGTCGCGGGATCTGCATGACGTGGACGGCCGCCACCCGTCCCGGCTTCAGCACGCGGGCCAGGCCGCGATAGAACCATGAGAGGTGCAGTTTGGCTTCTCCCCGCAGGTTTTCGGAGTTGCCGATGTCGCACGCCTGGCTGGTGTAGGCGTAGAGCGACGGGAACGGCGGCGAGAAGACGCTCATATCCACCGACGCCGGCGCCATGTCTTCCAGCATGAACGGGATACAGTCACGCTGCACCAGCTCCCATTCTGGCGATGTTGTCGAGGGACTCACGGAAGATCCGTTCCTGCTCATCACTGTCTCGCTTAACACGGTCTGCTTTCTCTAGAACGGTCTGAATCATCGGCCGCTCGATGTCCGTCACCGGGATATGCACACGCAGCGGCTTCGTCGCCCCGTAGCGGTTGGACCGTTTGACGGCCTGATAGAACTGCTCGTAGCTGTCCTGTAGCCCACTGAACACTTGGCGCGTGGCACGTTCAAGATTCAGCCCGAAGCCAAGTACCTTAGGCTTACTGATAAGAATGCGCCGCCGGCCCGCCTTGAAATCGTCAATGGCTGTCAGCCGTTCTTCGAGCGGCGTGTCGCCACGCAACGATGCGGCCTCCGGGAACTCTTCCTCCAGCCGATCCTGCTCCTTGTTGTACAGGCACCAGATGATCGTTGATTCATTAGGCCACGCCTCGACGAGCCGCCGGATGAATGCCGGCTTCAGCGTGTTCAGCCGCTTCCCGCGATGATTCCCCTTGGCAACCTGGCTCAGCACGCTGCGATGCGTTATTCCACCGATGCCATCCGCGAACAGCCTTCCGGTGGCACTGAAGGCCAGCTCTTGCTGCTCATCGGTGAGGTCCACGTCGTGGATCGTTATTTCAATCGGCGGGAGTTGCTTGCACCCGTCCTTCCAGCCGTAGGCACCAGGATTCACCAGGAAGATCGACCAGTGCGACAGGCTGCGGTAGAACGGCCGGAGGGCATGCGGCTTCAATACCCATCGCTCTTGCGTCTGGCCACGGTTCACGAAGTAGCGAGCCAGGAATGCGTTAACGGTTGGGAACGCATCCATGAACACCGCATGGTTGGCATATTCGATACGGTCGTTTGGCGCCGGCGTGCCCGTACCGGCCAGCTTCCATTCCAGCCCGCGACCGAGGCGCAAACAGGTCTGGCCCCACTTGCCGTAGTGCGACTTGAGCATGCTGCTTTCGTCCAGCACCAGGCATGCCAGCCTCCCAGGTAGCAACTCATCAGTAAGAGCATCGTAATTCGTGATGCCGATCTGTGACGTTCCGGACAGCAGCCACTTGCGCAGGTTCTTCGCGGCTACCTGCTCGATGTGCAATTCGCCGTTGTACCACCGCGATGCCTCCTCAAGCGTCTGCGGGATAACCATCAGCGGACTGACAATCAGGATGCATTGCCCCGGCATGAGCGTACTGGCGACGTGCCGGATGTACTCCATGTAGATCAGCGTTTTCCCGAGGCCGCAATCCGCGAAGATGCTGAACTTGCGTTTGTGGATCGCCAGTGCCGCGATGTCCGCTTGATAGTCAAACAGGAATCGAGACGGCTCATACTGAAGGACTGGCGCAACCGTTCCCAACTCGGCGCTCAGCAGGTGTGCGTACTCGTCCGGCACGATGGCCGTGGCGCCCTGAAAGCGATAATGCGGAAGTGCCTTCACCTTTAGGAACGTGCGATAGTCGTCCAGCGAGTGGGTATCTAGGAGAATCCGTGTCATGCCTTATTCCAGTATGATCTGGTCGCCATCAAATCCCGCAGTGCCTTGCGTAGCCAGCCGCACGCGCCCGTGCCAGCTGTTTGCGTACCGCATCCTGGCTGCGGCGGCTTCGGCGTATCACTCATGCCATACTCCGCGTTTATTCCAAACAACGCACGAACCGTGCCATACGCCGAACCTAATACACTCGGCCCGTGTCGGCATCCACACGTCAACCGTATTATGCCTGAATCGTCGCGCCGTCCGATCTGTCACGATGAACGAATGGCCCAACTCCGGCACGTACACGATTGACCCAAACGGTATGCACGCAGGGGCAGCACACGTCCCCGGGCGCGTTTGTTCCCCGCTCGCTGTAATGCCGCGGTCACAATACGCCGTGACGCGGTACTCCCTTACGTCGCCGCATGCTAACACGGCAGCGACCAGCGCGGACAGCAATGCGGCTATTTCACATTGTCCTTTTCAGACGGACAGTCATGCACGCACGGACACACTAGCAATTCAGGAGACACGCCACGCCCGCACAATGGGCATACCCACCCGTCACGCCAACCGGGCGAGCGTTCGCGGCGCGGTTCCGGGCAGCGACAATCAACGTGGTGTACCCAGCCACATTTGTGACATGGCTTGACATTAAACGCCATAACAACCTCAGCTAGAACGGGATTTCATCGCCGGCCAGCTCCGCTGGATCGGCTCTCATCACCGGGGCGCCAAGCAATTCGAGCGAATCCGCATTGATGCTAACCCGCGACCGCTTGGTTTTGTCCTTGGCCTCCCATGTTTCGTATCGCAATGCACCAGTGACCATAACCCGGGCGCCCTTGACAAGCCGCTTATCTTCGGCATACTTGCCCCATACGGTCACATCGAAGTAGTGCGGCTCGTTTTCCCAATCACCTTTTGCATTCCGCCGGCGCCTGTTCCACGCAATGCTGAGCTTGCCAACCACGCGATCCCGCGTGTATCGCAATTCACAATCGCGGGTTAATCGTCCGACAATCACAACATGATTCAGGTCGCTCATGCTGACACCTCCCTCGGGATCGGCCACCAGTGGTTTTGAAGCTGGAACAGCTTTAGCTTCGCTCGCCACTGCCGCAGCACGCGCCGGGCTAGCCGCCGGTCAGACATCCAATCGAACGTCCGCACGCCCGGCTCGGTCGTGTTGATGTAGACGTTAATCAGGGCGTTATGGGCACAGCCCGAGCCCTCACCATAGGCCGCGAGCTGTTCGCCTTCTTCGTCGTATGGCTCACGTGTCCGTTTGGTGCTCTTGAAGTCGATCAACGCCTGCCGCCCGTCCTTGAGCTTGGCCCACAGGTCGTACTTTCCGCCGTACACGCCGGACGGGTCCGCGAACGATCCTTCGCAGGCCAACACTTCCGCGATGTTCGCATCGAGCCACTCTCCAACCGGGGCTAGGATTGGCATGAGGTCTGACACGTCGTGCGGCCAGTCGCCTCGCGTCAACCTAAACTCGATTGCACCGTGGATGCGCGTGCCGGAATCCATGACGGATTCACCCTCGGCCGTGGATAGGTCGAGTAGCCGCCCGATGTATGGCCCGGGCTCCTCACCCTCGCCCGGGGGGTTGGCGTAAGCCAATGCGAGGGCGTTGCGGATCTTCCACTTGACTAGCCCGTGCGGCACGCCCACCGCGTGCAGGATCGTCGTAACGCTCGGCACAATGTCAAACGGGCGCAGAATGCCCTTTAGTCCGAATCGGGCGTCACGCAGCGTAGGCGCGCGCCGCCGTCCATTAGCCCCGGTGATTTCATACACCGGCGCGCCATCGTCGGCGCGGTAGAAATGTCCGGTTACATTGCCCATTAGGTCCCTGTCAGACAGGTTGCTTTAGAAATTCCGCCATCGCCGCGCCAGCCTTAGCCACGGCCGCGTCAACGTCCTTGACCTTGCGGAGCGAATCCGCGCCGAGCAGCTCCACGCACATCGCCTTAGCCTTGGCCTTGTCGCCGCCGGCCATTTGCATCAGCATGTCGCCCACGTCCTTGATCGTGCCAACGCCGGGCGTGGTGGCCGGCGCCGCTTCCGGTTCTGGTTGCGAGGCTTGCGGCTCCGGCGTCGGCTTGTATGCCGTCACCTTGCGCATCGCCTCGGCCGGGTCCGTGATCTCGTCAGCCGTGGACACGCCGAGCACGACCTCGGCAAGCGCCTCCGTCTTGGCGCCGTCGCCGCCGGTCATGCGCATCAGCTCGCCCCATACGTCGTCAGCCGTTGGCCCGGCCCGCTTGGTGCGCGGCTTCTTCGCGACCGGCTCGGCTTCGTCGTTTCCAGCCTGGTCCATTTCTTCGTGGGTATAGATGCCCGCGAGTTCGGCCGGGAACGCACGCCGCAGCGCCAGGGCCTCGGCACACTTGCTCAGCATGATGTGAGGTTTTGTGCGCCAAAAACTTGACGGCTTGCCGTCCTTCGTCAGTCCGACATATTCGGAATAGAACGCGGTGGCCGCGACCTCATGCCACGAGCCGTCAGACGTGCGTTTCTTCACGTAGGCCGTGGATGACACAAGGTTGCCGTCCTTGTCGTAAAGATAGGACGGCTCGCGGCCCGGGGCATAGGCGCCCGTGCGGTCTGCTACCAGCCTGTAACCGTCGATGCCAGTCTGGATCGTCATGCGGTACTTGTTCGATTCGCGGTCCCACCGCTGCACCGGATGCACTTGCCGCAGCAATGGGTCAAGCCCGGTCGTCTGGCACACGTGCAAAAACGTAGCCAGCTCGTCTGGCGTGCAGCCCTTACACACCGTGCGGCTAATCAGGTCAACTTGTTCCTTCGCGAACTCCATCATTCCTCCGATGGTATTTCCGACACGACAACCGATACCACGCCATCGGGCATGATCTTCCCGCGCGTGATTGTGATTCGGTCGATCTGTGAATCGTCTTCGTACAGCCCCGCGTGTTGCATGGCATCCAGCATCGCCTTAGCGATGTTGTCCAGGTCACGCCGCCGATGGTCCGGAGGGTGTGCGACGATCTCGACTGCCAGTCTCCCCATGCACGGCCGATGCGCACCAGCCATCAACGAAACGAGGTCGCGGTATTCGCGGCCAGCCTTGCTGATTAACACTCGCCCCTGGAACGAACGCCAGTAATGATTGACGCTCGGAGGCCACGGCAGCGTCAACGTGCTAACCATCGTCGCTCTTTGGTGGGCGCCATTGCATAGCCTGTTCGGCCGTAATCGTCACCGGCTCGCGTTCCCAGCCAACAACCGGATGACCGCGACGCTCGGCGTCGGTCAACGCGAACGCTAGGCCCGGCGGCGGCTTGGCTAGATTGGATTTCTGGTGCAGCATGAAACACCTCTGCCCGGTCACATCATCACGGTCACGCACGAACAACCAGGCCGAACGCATGGCCGCGACAAACGCAATACTCCCGGTCGCCCGGTACATAACCGGGCCGTCCCGCGATTTGTTCAGGTGCGTTACACACACAATCGCCGCACCGCACCGTCCGGCCAGCTCGGACAACGGCCCGAGCACGCCCCGAACGTCAGCATTCGCGTGGCTGTCCGTGTCGCCCAAGTAAGCCGATACCGGGTCAATCACGACCAGCCTGCACGCGGGCATTTCATTGATTGCCAGCTCCAGCGCCGGCATGTCTTGCCGCAGGCTGAAATGATCGTGCCTATCGCCCCGTCGCACTCCACGAACGATAGCCACGCGCGACAAGTCGGCCCCGGCGTCTTCGAGCCGCGGTCGGATCGTGTCCGATGGGTCATCCTCGGCGGACAGCAGCACCACGCCGCCAACGGGTTGCCGCACGCCGGGCACGTCCGGCCACTCACACCCGGTAGTTACCCGCGCAGCCATGTCAAGCGTTACAAACGACTTGCCCAGGCCCGGATCGCCAGCGAACAGCGTTAGCTTCCCGAGCGCAACCCGACCCGGCCACAGCCATTGAACCGTAGCCGCTGGCACGTCCGACACGCGGACGATGTTTAGCCCGCCAGTTGGCCCCGGCGGCGGCTTGCCTCCGTCCCGCAGGTACTTGTATGCCCGTTTGATCGTGGCTCGGCGCCACGACTCGCGGGCCGTCTTCTCATACCCGTGCCGCTCGCCCCAAAGCCGCAACGCTTCGTCAATCTCGTCTGATGGCACCATCGCAGCCGCCAGGCCGATAACCAGAGACATGGCAACACCAGACCGGGAGCCATCGCTGAGCCCGGAGCCGTCACCGTCCCAACGGGCGGCGATAGACGGCTTAGACAATGCCTCCAGGGCGGCCGCAGATAGCCCATTCCGGCCCGCCATTGAACGCGGCGCATCGACGTAGGGTAGCAGGGTGGGGTCAACCGTCCTGGAGCCTGAAAGCGCGTCTAATGCACGCACTTGCTGCCAGTCTGGTGCCACGAAATGCGATTGGTTGGATAGGGGGTAGCGGAGCAGGTTGCCTAGCTTGTCAACCTTGTCTTGGCGTGGGTATATTTCGCGGCATTCAACGCCGGTCGTTTTCAGTACATCGGCCCACCAGCGGCGCACCCGCACCGCTTCGACGGGCTCGGGAAACAACACCCACACGTGGGCACCGTTACCCGATTGGGACACCTCCACAAGATGGGGCACGCCGTCGCGCCTAAGCGCGTCTACAACGTCCGTCGCCCGCTCGCGCCAGTCAGCCTCGTGCCTGCCGTCGAAATCGAGCGCCGAACACCATACCCGGTTGTCCGGGCGCATCAGATAAAAGCCGAAACAGGTTTCGCCCCGGACGTGTCGGATCAGATCGCCGACACACAGCGGCCGTCTCGTTGGCCGGAACCCGGCCCCATTCTCAACCGCGTACACGTCTTCACGCCCACGGAACAGCCGAAACAACAGCTCCGCGAGCCTGGCGTCAGAGCCGTCACCCACTGCGCTCCGTCACGTCGCCATTCGCCTTATCATACGACGGGTCTTGCTCTGGACCAGCCGGCGTCTTCGGCGCCCACACTTGAGCTACCGGAAACTCCATCATGCCGATGCCATCAGTCAGCGAAATCAACGCTATTCGCTCATACGGTCCAGACTGGTTAAAGCCAAATCGGTACCGCCGAGGTCCACGCTTCTTTTTTGGCTTGCGGGCCACATAGCACCTAGTACCGTTTCCCATGCCGATTCGGCCTGGATTCATTCACAGCCATCTTGGCTGCGATTTCGGCCTCCAGGTCGATCCCATCCGCTCCGCAAAGGTCAAACAGGCGGATAACCGCATCCGCAACTTCCTCGCGGTAGTTCAATTCGTCGCCCGCCCGGTCGGCTTCAACCGCCTCGCCGAGCTCGGAAACGACCAGCATCAATTGTGCCGCCCTGGAGCCGGACACGTGATCGCAACGCCGTTGCGTGTCACACGCCTCGCTGTAAAAGCCTTTGCCGTGTGCCCACGAATGAATGCCTGATACGGCTTCGCTTATGTGCATCCGTCCAACTCCTTAGCATGTTCCTTGCGGCCCCAACAAGTGTAACACGAACCCGTGTCGCATCGTGTTCGATTCATTGATGTCCGGCGGTTCCAGTGGGCTCATCGTTTCCGCGTCATAGAGTTCCAGCGGCGGGTCAAGCGCCATTGCAAGCGTGATTTCAGCTAACGCCCCGAGCGAGTTTTCCCATCCCGGAAGCATCGCAATCGCTTCACACTCAACCAGCCGTTGCAGGCCGTGAATAATAAGAGTGCGGGCGAGCTGTGGCGAAACGGCCGTTTCCTTGTTCACGCCCGCCGCGAGGTCTGATTCCGCCGGGTTGTATACCTCGTGCCCAGCATCACGCCACCGCTTGGCGGCGGCAGTGAATGCGTCGTGGTTCCAGCCCGGCCGGCCACGCATCGGGCCTGCGATGTAAACTTTCATCGCTTGCCCGCCTTCGTGACTGGGGCATACAGCGGTTGCTTGTATGGCTTGCCGTCGATGCGACGCTCGATCCGCCAACCAGATAGCCGCCAACGCTTATCGCGCATCAGGTCTGCGAGTGCGCAACGCACCTTTGACGCGCACCAGCCGAGCCGCCTGGCAATCTCGTCAACCGACCAGCCCTCGCCGCGTTGTTCGGCTTCGCCCAACGACGCTAACCAGTCGTCAAGCGATAACGCTTTGGCTTGGTCCGATGGTGCGCACGTACCAGTGCGTTTTGAACTCGTCTTGATCGTATGTGACAACCAATCCTCCGATCTGCGGCGGCTCAACGCGCCCGCCTCTGATTCGCCATGTAAACGGGGTCTTCAATTGCCACGCCGGCACGGAACACGCCACGCCAAGGCCGCGGGCAGTTGCCACTCGCACCTCGGCCATGCGGTGGACGTGGTGCCGCACGATGATGTCTGGCGCCGTTGTGCCCCATTGGCTCGCTGCCGCATATTCGTCCGCGAGCTCGCGGGCCAGGTGCCCGGGGCTTGTTGACACGCCACATCCGGCCCCAACGTGGTGCAGGTCGTGCAACACCCACGGCCCGAGCTTCAGCCGCAGGTCATAGCGGGCACTTTGCCCGGCCTCGTTCGGGATCGCCCCGAGCTGTCGGGCTAGCTTTTCTTCGTCCGTAGCTGATGACCCGACGTGCGCCTCGGTGCCGCGCACCACGTACAGCCCGCCGGTCGCTCGCTTCGCAACCGGGGCGAGTACTTCTTCTGCCAGCGCCGTCTGGTCCCCGATGTTGTGACTTATTGGCGTTGTAGCCCGGTGATGCACACCCTCGATCAAGTCGCCTCCGAGCACAACGACCAGCTTGCCGCGTCCGGCAACGGCCGGAACGTACTTATCCCAAAACTCACGCCACCACGACCACACGACCTTTTGTGCGGCCGATTGCTCATACCGTCCGCCATCGTCTAACGGCACACCACCAGGCGGACACAGCCCCAGCCGGCAGCCGCAATGCTGGTCCCCAACCAGCACGACGGCCCCGGCCTTGCGTTTCGACAAGCTAGGCCCATCCCCGCCCGCTGGTCACGCTCGCCGGTTGTTTCCGTTTGTTATTCATTCAGTTCCTCCGCAAAGATCGGGACGCCGCCGTTCGCCGGCGTGTACACAAGCTCGCGTTCCTGGCGGCCGTCCGGCCGGCGCACAACTCGGAACCCGCTACACGCCAACTCGCCGCGGGCACACGCAGACCGCACAATCTCTTTTTCCAACACGGACTTCTTTACTTCGCACAGCTCGGCTAGCGACTCCAGCGAGTCAGCAATCCCGAGCGACTCCACGACCTCGGCCGCGGTATGCCCGTGGTCTGGCGCCTTGGCCGGCTTGAGCGACTCGCGCAGCCGTTGCCGCATTCCCTTTTTCGCCATATCTACTCCTTCGTTTTTCGCGGGCACCCGTCCGGCCACGGCCCGCCAGCACGCAGCAAGGCACCCAGCCGGCACGGCGTACACCCGTCAATCAGGTTGCAACTTCTGGCGCCGCCGCTTGGCCAGTCCTGGTGGTCGCATTCGTCGCAGGTTTCCCATGGGTCCGCGTTCAATGCGTCCGCCGTCGCGCCAGGGCCGCACCAGCCCCACGACTTGCCATATGGGCACTCGAAGTCCGGCGCATCGGCTGGCATCACGAACACGCGCGAGAGCGAGACGCGAAATGCGCGCCCCATGGTACGATCCCGGCATGCCATGCAGTGCACACCGGACCTGCAGGCATTCGACAGCACGAATGGACGCAACTCAGTCAAGCGTCAGTGTCCCTCCGTAGCTGAACTGCCGGCCCAGGCACGCATTAAATGGTCCGCAGTGAGCCGGCGGCGGCGACGCGATGATGCCGTACCCGTTGTCCAGCACGATCGGCCCGTCGCATGGGAACGGCGAACCAGATTCAATGCATCCCTCGACCAGCGCGAAGCTGGGATAGTCTGTATACCACATCTCGACATGAATGCGGTTGGTGCCGCTCACGGCCTGGATGGTTATTCTGATCCGCAGATGTGTGAAGCTGAACGCTTCCATGAAGTTCGTGCAGCCGCTGTCCGAGTATGTGTCGATCACCAGGGGCTGGGCAATAACATCGGTTTGCCACCAGCAGTCACTATAGGGCGGCTGCGACGGGTAGTGACCGGCACGCTGGACCACAAATGCGCCAGAGAGATCGGGCCAGGTACTGATACTGGCACGCCGGCTTAACGGTCCAAGGAAGCAGTCGGGGCATGGGCTGATCCCACTCAGCACCAGCGTATACTGGCTCGGCGGGTTTCCACTGCACCCGGCGCACTCGCCAACGCAACGTCGCAGTAACTGCGGGCCAGAAGCGCAGCGCTTCGCAAAAGATGGTCCGCTCGCACACCGCTGGATCAATGCGGCCATCGGCTACCCACTACACGTTGTGACGTTGTGCCCAACCAGCCACCAGCCCGGGCGCCGTCCGGTACGTTGCTCAATCATCAACTCAACGCCGGCCTTGATCCACGGAAGCTCGGTACTGAGCGTTGGCGTGGTTGTTACATTGTCCATCACGCAGGCCGCCACATTCACGGTTAGTGTGTCTCCGTACACGTTGCCCGAGTTGTCTACCAGCTTAGCCGAAAATGTAGACGTTCCAACGGCCGTAACCTTGGCCCATGCCCATGTCGATACAGCGCCAGAAGCACCAAGCCGCACGATGCACCACGACTGCCCGGTGCCTGCCGGCTTGTATATAATGCGCACGTTGCCGGAACTCGCCGACGCAAACTTTTCTGTGTCCGCATTGACCTCCACCGCGTACTTGTGGTTTGCGTCCGTCACGTTGACCTGCGCAAAACACACGCCGTCAATCGTGATCGTCCCGACCGCACCGGAGGCTATCGGCTCAAGCACAACGCCGACAACGCCCGTCCCAATGTTCGCCGTGGCGGGTGCCGTGACCGTTAGAATAGGGCGATCATAGACAACGCCAGCATCGGTTGTCGGCGTAACAACGCACCCGGTAACGTGAACAACCGCGCCGAATGACAACGCAGCGCCGGAATCGTTACGGGCAGCCAGTGTGCCAGACGGAGGGCGCAGCGAACCGGGGCGGATTCCACGCTGTGAACGCTTTAGCGCGTTGGCGGCGTCCGTAAGGTCATTTTCTCGCCTAGCCGAACGGTCACGCGCGGACCCGCGTTGCGCCTTGCGATACACGCCCATTACGTCACCTCGGCCGGAAGTTCAAGCTCCGAAAAGTCAGCAAGATCGTACACCTGGTCTACATATACGGCCTTTGGGAAGAACTCCAATTGATCGCCAAGCACGGCCTTTTCGGATCGCACCCATAGATACTCATGCCCGCCCTTGTCGATGCCCGGAACATACCGATTGTTCGCGTCGGCCGCGTTTCCCACAACGAGGTCGTTGGCGTTCGGCGAGTGTGCGAACCGGAACACAAGCTCCCAGTCACCGCTTGCCCGCTGGGCACCCTGCACGCCCTCGAGCAGCACAGTGTACGCCGGGTAATTGCGGAACGTCGCGTTGTTCACAGTGCTAACCAGCGAGGCCAGCACAGAACGATACGACGGATTTACTGACGTTCTCCAATTGCGAACCGCAAACCGATGCAGCGGCACGACGACATCGACGCCCTCAACGCCGTCTTTCGTGTTTCCGATCAGCTTGTTGGCGCTCGGCGGCGTCTCGTACCCGCCGTGCCCGTCCGGGCGCCCGTATGCAAGCTCTGTGATTGCGCTGAACCGGCGTTCGCTTGATCCGCCGATATCAAACTCATACACGGCCTCGCCCGTGACATTCGACATGGCATAACGGACGGTGATGTAATGCACCATCTCGTTGCCAACTTCGACTTCGCCGGTACACGTGACCGAGGCCCGCGGCAAGAACAGCGTGCCGTTTCCGTAGAGGTCGAATAGCGAGTCACTGTCAGAGCGAACTTGATTGCGGGCCTCAAATTCTTCCGACGCACCGTGAACAATCCACGGAACCTCAGCGGACGGGTTTACGCCGTCCGTGACCTTGGCGCCGCCGTAGGCTTCGCGTGCAACAATCGCCATTTATGCCTCGTTCTCGTTTGCGGTTTGAATCCCGGCCGCGGTTGCTTCAGTCGCACGTGCAGTCCGTTCTGTGGCTGCTGCAATCTTTGTCAGCGTGCCGGCGCCTGCGAGTCCGCCAACAGACGATGCCAGGAATGTGCCCTGTACGCTCATTTTCGATGCGGCTTCCTCGATTGCCTCCGGTGCCGGCGTTGGCGGCGTTGGCGGCGGCGCCCTACCAGCGGCCCAGCCTTCTGCCGATTCGCGGAACAGTTTAGCTTGTGCAATCGCCTGCCGCAGCTTGTCATCGGCTTCCTCGATGTTCGCCCGCGTCTCATCGGTCATCAACATTGGGTATTTAAGCGGAGCCAGCGCCGCCCGCTTCGTTTTGTTGTCGATGTCCCGGATCGACTCGTCCAGGTCTGCTTCGATTTTCGCTAGTTCGTCCGCAAGCGGCGATTGGCCCGCATTCGTTAAGACCGTCCTCTGCTTTGCAGCGGCTATTGATGCCTTGCGCTCAGCTTCAATGGTGGCTTCCGCGTTTTCAGTGGCGCCGGCCAAGCGGGCCTTGCGCAACATCTCGCGCTCCCACGCATCAATGGCGGTGATTTCTTCAACATACTTCTTTGACGCTGCATCCAGGCGGCCGCGCCTAGGGATAGCCCCTTGTCCGCCAGCAGCAAGGGCAATATCCAACATACGCGCGCGGCCTATGTTTTGCCCTGCAACCTCCCGCATCTGCTTGGCTCGGTGTTTCACCTCCCCAACCGAAAGCGTCCTGTTGACGGCTTTTCCGCTGCGCCTGTCTATTTCGTCCATCACCTGTTTTACTGTGCGAGACAGAGAAACAAACATCAACTTGATCTGTGCAACGACGTTGGCCCATAGTGTGGCTATCGCCTCGGAAAGCTTGGGAAAGCTACTCCACGCCCAATCAATGAACTTTGCCCACGTAATCTTTACGGCAGCCCACATTTCGGCCGCGCTGGTTGCAACAAACCTCCCAAGCGAATCCCATGCGGCCTTTAGCTTGTCGATCCCGATAAGCCAGGCCAGCCGCGCCCCACGCATGGCAATTTCAATCGCAAGCCCAAGCTCTCCCGCCGCAAACGCATCAGCAATACCGCCCCATGCCTCGCCGGCAATCCGGGCGATAAACGCAAAATGATCCGCAGCAACGCGAGACAACCACCCGAACGAATCGCCGAGCCATTTGATTGAGGCTTTCCCGGTAGATGTAAACATGGCGAACGCATACCCGGCCGCGCCAACCGCCGCAATTACAAGCCCTATCGGGCTCATCAGCACACTGAACGCGGAAGCAACTATGCCAACGCCGCCCACCAGCAGCCTAAAGACGGGGGCGGCAAGCGTCATCGCGGATCCAAGCGCCAGCACGGCGGCCGCGAGGCCACCGACCGCGACGGATGCGAGCCCGGCCGTTATGATGATCGCCTGGTTGGCCCTGACCCACTTGCTAACGCTGGCGCCGAAATCGGTAATCGCCGCCGTGGCCCGCATCAACGTAGGGGCCAACGATCGACCGACAGCAAACGCAACCGCCTTTAGCGTTCGGCCAACGTCGGTAAACGCATCACCGAGGGCCTTGGCAGCCTTCGCGCCCGGCCCGGAAATCGTGAACCCCATTTCGCGGGCACGCTGCCGCAATGCTTCCAGCCCGCCGGACGCGCTATCGAGCATCGGCAATAGCTGCGTGCCGGCTCGCCCGAACAGCACAAGCGACAACGCCGCCTTTTGCGACGGGTCTTTGATCCGCGCCAACGCCGACGTGACCGCCTCAAACTGCGCATCCGGGAGCTGGCCCTGCAAGTCTTCGGCCTTGAGCCCCAACGCGGACAACGCATCGACGGCGGTCTTGGACCCGGCCCGCGCGTCGTATAGGCTGCGCTGCATCCGCTTAACGCCGGTTTCGATGGCCTCAAGCGATGTTCCAGTCTGTTCGGCCGCGTAGCCGAGCTCGGATAACGCCTCGACCGACATGCCGGTGCGCTCGCTCATGTCAACGAGCTTTGCGCCTTGGGACACATACGACCGCACGGCAACCGCGAGCCCGCCGGTAACGGCCGCTGCGCCCGCGAACGCGCGGCCCGACACGGCCGTAAGATCGCCACCAAACGCACGCAGCGACCGGCCGAACGTCAACAGCCGAGCCTTGGCACGTGCCAGGCCGGCCGCAATCCGGTCATTAACGCCCAACTCGATGTAGGCGCGACCTGCACGAATACCACCAGCGTCAGCCATTACACATCACCCACGAACAGGTCCAATCGAATTGCGCCACATCGGCGGAAGCGCCGGCAGCGCACTCTTGAGTGCCGGCCCCATGAATGGTCGCCTAGCTACGTTCACCGCGATCTGCCGCCGCTTGCGTTGCTTTATATCCCATGTGTACTTCATCCCGCGTCCGCCGAACTCCAGCACGCTCGGGGCCTCGCCCTTCCGAAACACACGCGGGCCAACAACCACAGATTCCCTGGCCGGATCCCAGCCGTACACCAGCAATCGCTTTAATGGGCTCTTTGGTCGAACCCGCGGCGGTTGGCCGGGCGCAGACGGCTTATATGGCCGTTTTGGCCTTGGTTTTCCGCTGTCCTTGCCGCCCTTTCGCTTCCACATGCTAAGACGAATCGAGAAATCGCGCATTTCATCATCGGTCATTTCCGATTCGGCTTTCCGCTTCGCGGGACGCAACAAGTAGCGAGCGGCCCACATGATATAAGAGCCCCCCTTGGACAATACGCTACGCTTTGTCGCCGACACCGCCCGCTTGATTGCCTTGTCGTTGAACGACAGAACCCGGACGCCTAGCACCTTTACCATATCGCCCCTGCATCATGCGCGCAAACTCTTTGCCAGTCAGCGGAATATCGGCGGCCTTGGAATACGGGTCGTAATCAGCCGGCGACGTAGCCTTGTCGCGGTCACTAAACCGCGTGCGGTTGTGAATCACGCACATCAAGGCAGAGAATAGCCGCCAGTCGTGCCGCGCCCGCTGCTCGGCCATTGCGAACAGCTCGCGGAGCGTGAACGGGCCGGGGTCTAGTCCGATGATTCCGGCGCATTGCCAGATTGCGGACCATGCTTTTCCCACAACGCACCCGCGATTGCTTCCGGCGTCTTGTCCGCCAGGTCTTTTAGCGCCGCGTCCGTCTGCATCTTCGCGTACAGGTCCGCCGCTTTCAGCACCTTGTGCCCCAGCTCGCGCCGCTGGGCATTCGGGAAAAAATCAACAACTTCCTCCATTAGTGCATGTGTCGCCGAGTCGATTGCGTCGCCGGCCATTGCTTCGCCGAACGCAGCCGAGGTCACGCCCCTAGCATCGGCTTCCGGCGCCACAACCGCGAACAACACGTCGCACAATGTCACGGGGTCCGCCAGCTTTTCCGCAACCTGTTGCTGCGGGTCAAGCAGGCCGAGCAGGTCCACGCCCGCGAGGGTGCGGACCCGCTTGACCGCCGCGACGTTCACAGTGATAGGCCACTCCCGCCCCTGATTATCCGTGAATCGTCGCATTCGTTGCCCTTCGCTTACGGCGAGGTTTCGCCGGTGTTCGTAATGTCCAGCACCATTGATACCGTGCTGGTGCTGTACCCGATGATCGAAACGTAATCGTTCGTAGTCAGGTCCGCGACGGGCACCATCACGCCGGCCGTAGCCGACAGGTAGTACCACACGCCAGCCGCCGCGAACGCACCGCCAACCGCGATCTCGCCGCTTGCCTGGTACAGCAGCGGCTGCCCGGCCGCCGCCGAACACAATGCCATGCCAACAACGGTAGCTTCCTCGGCCGTCCCGTCGTTCTGGGCCTTGTACAGCTTGTTGTCAGACGACTTGAGATAAAGCAACTGACCGGCGCTGATTGCTTCGCCGGCCGTCCCCTTTTTGCTGCCAGACAATGCAGTGATAACATTGCTTGGGGTAATCGAAATATCCGCCACTCGTGCGCCTCGCTATGCGTTGTACGTGGGCGTCGCGCCGCTGTACGTCACTTTGCACGTCACGTCGGCGACAACCGCCTCCGTCAGACCCTCATTGCGGGACAGGTTCGTTACCGCAAAGTCAGCCTCCAGGCCGCCGCCATCGGCGCGAGTGTACACACGCAGGCCAATGATGGTGCGGTCGTTGAACGCATCCCAAAACGCCACAAAGCCGGGGTCGTCAGTGTCCCAAACCATCTGGAACTCGACCGAGCCGGCCGCGAGCGTCGGAACCGTTTGCTTGTAGTTACCGCCGCGTCGGGTCGATACATCGGCCTCGTCGCACGTGTTGTCCCATTTCACGTCTCGGACGTTATCCAGCTCGATCCACGAGCCGCCGCCGTCAACGCCACCCTCCTTGTAGTACAGGTGGCAATCCTTACCTAGTGTGAAAGCCAATCCTTACATCCCGTTTTGTTTGCCGCCGACAGCGGGCACCGTTGATAACCGCCGCGCCTTGCTGGCGCCGACTCCGAGCCGCTACGGGCAACCGCCGCAACCACACACAGCCCGCGTCCCGTGGTTGGCCGTTACGCTTGGCTAACGTGGCTGCGCGATGCTACCGACAGCGCACCTTGTATGTGGCCGAAACGACCGATACGAACACGTTGGAACGATCCAACATTTCCGGGTCAAAGATCGGGTCGGTGTTGACCTCGATTGCGACCGTCGCCCCGCCGTCAAACGCTACCGGCGCCGTGTTCAAAAGGTCCACGATTTCGCCGACGAACCCAACGAGCTTGTCTGCCCGGGCGGTATCGTCGGGCAAGCACCACGCCTGCACGCCGATGTCAACCACAACGTCATCGTGAATCGACGCCCGCGACGCCTGCGAACTCGTCCGGCTCTTGGCAACCACGGTTACGACGGGAACCGGCTCCGCATCCGCGTCCGTTGCGCCGAGCTGTTCCTGCGTCACCGCCGGCCGGTAGCTGCGCTTAACCGTAAACGACAGCGACAGCTTTGCCATCGCTAGCCGTTCGGTTACTCCGACAGCAATTTCCTTGACAGGATTAGTTGTCATGCTTCACCTGCCAACAGCGTGTGGACGCGCAGCGCCGTCCGATCTGCAATCTCGCTATAACATTGGCCGCCCCCGGGGCATGACACAACGTAAACAAGATCGCGGTCGCCGACCGTTTCGACGATGCGATCACCGGCCATCGGTGTAAAGCCTTGATATGGGAAGATGAAATCCCGATACTCGACCCGGTGAACAACACCATAGCTATCCACTTCATCAAAAGTGCTGGTCGTGACGGTTGCAGACACAGACACGGCGCTTGCGCCTCGCTTGTAAACAACCGTCCTGGCCAGATGCGTCGCCCGTTGTTGGGTTATCCATGCCTTTGCGGTTGCAAATCGATCCGTTGAGTCAACCGCAACGCCAGAGCCGCCAACGATCAGCGAGCCGGAATATTGCGTGCCGTTTGCACCATACTTGACGGCGAACCGCACATCGTCCTCGGCAGGCAAAGTAACTGTTCCGGTGAACGCGCCACCGCCGTAAACCACGCCGGCAATCACAAAGTCTTCTTCCGGGTAGTTTACGTCCAGCGCCCCGACGAACTCAACGCCGCCCGCGCCATAGCCGATACCGTCAGCAACGTATGCTTCCGGCGGCAGCGAAAGAGTGCCGGTAAACTGCGTCCCGTCAATGCCGAACCCAACGCCGGCGCGTACATCTTCCGGGCTGGGGACCACAAACGTATCCGACAGGTTAGATATCAACGCCGGCATTTATGCCCCGATCACTAATCGCTGAGATATTCGAAATACGTCAGACATACGACCACTGGCACGGCCGCCGACAGGTTGATCTGCAACGGCTCATTTTCAACACTCGTAGCGAACCAGGCATCCGGGTTCCACGGCAGCACGATACCGGACGGTCCGCTCACGCCATCCAGATCCAGCGTGATCGGGTTGGCGGCGCCACGGGCGCATAGTCCGGCTCGCCGTAAACGACCTTTTCCTGCACGTCCGCCTCGGCCGGGACCACGAACGTACCAGCCACCAACGGCGCCACCGGCCCGGGCGGCTGCCCCATGAACACGGCGCACGCCTCCCCATAGACGATGTCAGCGTTGATGCCGAGGCCGTCCGCCAGCCAGGGCCAATCCGGGAACGGCAGCCAGACGTATTCGTCCGGCTCGCATCCTGTCAGCGACAGCACGGCCCGGTCGTATTGCAGCAAAACCTGTGCCCCATAGAACTGCACAAAGTCCGGCGTTGCTGGCGTAAGGTCTAGGGTGACGAAAGCCTAGTCGCCTGGTTGAACAATAGGTTGAATCGGCGTTAGCGTAGCATCAATCAATACGGCTAAGCCAATTAGCCCCGTCAGCATGGGCAACCTCCGCAAACGGAACAAAGTCGCGCAAGTCTACGGCCTTAACGTGGCCAGCCAGGTAGTTCGGCATGGCCCACATTTCAATGCCACGCCCAAGGCACCATAGACTAAAATGCACATCTTCCCCCACGTGGTTGCTCTTGAGAGCTCGCGTAAACGTGAACCCGGGCCAATGATGCGTATCGAACACGGCCCGTTCAATCACGACACAGCCAAAACCAGTAGCCCCGACACGGAACGGCGCGCGTTGATTAAGCACCCAGCTCCACGGAGGCCACGGAATATCGAGTTTGTCGCCGGCCAGGTGCCGCCCCCGCACGTCCTGGCACGCCTCAAACGGCGCCACGTTGCACGCCCGCACCTGCCCGTCATACAGCCACGGCGTCGGCAATGTCACAACCTGCTTGCCCAGCTCCGTCATCGCAGGCAACGCCCCGCCCGGCACGATCACATCATCGTCAATCATGCACAGATGCGTAGCGTCGCCAGCGAGAAACGAAGAAACGATCCCGTTTCGCACGTGTTCAATTGGCTCGCCGCGAGCCAGGTGGAACTTGGCGCCAGCGTTGGAAGCCTCGACCGTCGCAGCCGCAAACGCTTCGTACACCGGCTGCCCACGTGTCGGCATGTATACCGCAAGCGAGGTCATTTGGCGTTATGCTCCTCTAGTGCGGCGTTAACTAGGAATTGCGCCATGTTGTGCGACAGCCACTTACTGATGTCCACCGTGTGCAGGTGCGAACACGCCATGCTCGGGATAGTCCACATTTCGATGCCGGCCCGGAGGCACGCCCGCGAAAAGTACACGTCTTCACCATACGGCGCCACACCAGGCGTATCGCCGCGTTCAAATGCAAAGTATGGCAGCGGCAGCATATCGAACACGTGCCGCTCGATGAGAATGCAGCCCATGCCGGTAGCGCTGATGCGTTCCGGCTCGTCGCCGGTGGGCCGAATAAGCCACGACACCCAACGCGGGCCGTCCGGCAGCGACCGATCAAAAACACCGTCAACCGGCCACGGGGCACAATTGCTGTACGTGTTCCCGTCCATTAGGAATGGCGTCGGCAGCGACACAACGGGCTTGCGTATCTCAAGCATCGCGGCTAACGCACCCTCCGGCACGATTACATCATCGTCGATCATGCACAGATGCGACGGCAACGTATCATCAGCCATGAACTTGCGGGCGATTGCGTTGCGGTTGTGTTCAACTGGAGCCCCGCTACTGATTTCATACGAGGCTCCGACGCTGCGGGCCTCGGCAACCGCGCGCGACAGCGACATAAACTTTGGCGTCTCGCGCGACGGCTGTACAACCCTAACGTCCGGCATAACGGACTCCATTGCAAAAGGATGGGGGGCGTCTGTACTAGCACGCCCCCCACCGGTTCAATCGCTACGTCGGATACGCAGTCACAACGACCTCAACCGTGCAGGCCGCGCTGGCGTACAGGTTGATCGCGGTATCGGCCGAAACATCCTGTTTCGCAGCGTCCAGCGTGGTCGTATTGACCACCTGCCCGGTCGTGGTGCTCTTGGTAATCGTGCCCGTAATCAGATTTGTCGTGGTGGCGCCCTGGTACACACCAAGGTTGGCCGCGTCGGTCCCAACGCTGATACACTGCACGTTAACCACGCGACAATCAACCGGCGCGGTCGCAATCGGCTTACCGCTGGCCTGCGTAAACACGCATGTCGCCGTCATCATAAATGGCACAACGACGCCGGACGTTTCCGCCTTGAGCGAAGTCGGCGTGAGCTTGGAATCATCCCAGGCCGAGCCGGTGCAAATCAGCAGATTGCCGGTGGTCGTGGAACCAACCGAGGCAACATCTGACAGATCGCTCAAGCCGAGCTGGCTCGCAACCACGGACTGCAACGCCCGCAGCTTGGCCTTGACAGTCGTGGCGGCATAGGCCGCATCTTCAACCGCAGTGCCGAAGTACACATCAGAGCTGGTCTTCGTCAGCTTGTGCGTGCCGGCGTTCCAGTACACCGCATCGCCGGCGCTAATCGTCAGGGTCGTATTCTTGGCGACCTCGAAGATGCCTTCCGCACACAGTGAACCGAACTCGCTCGCCCCGATTGGGCGATCCGCAACAAAGCACTCTGCCCCGATGACAACGACATCGCCGGTCGAGATCGCGCCGCTCGCGGTGTAGTCAACCCGGCGGCCGTCCTGAAGGAACGTGGCGTAGGTAGCAGCCATTAGACGTTCTCCCCTGCCATCATCACGCCAGCGCGATAATCCTGTTTCGCCACACCAAAGTCGTGATAGGCCCTCACCTGGATACCCAGCGTGTTAAAGTCAGCGTCCGTCGATTCCACAATCGGCGTCTCATTCCCGTTCAGGAAGCACGACTCGATAACCGCGAGGTCGCGCGGATCGGCAAGCAGATACCACGCCTTGGCGCTGTAGCCGGTGTATGCGCTGTTCGACAGGTAGGACGAACGCGCAACCGCGAACCGGCCACGCCACACGTTGGCGTCGGTAAACTGCGTGCTCGAGGTCGTATCGACAAACTTTTCCGAATCACGCAGACTGATCGCAGTAGCGAACAGTGCGTTCGGGACCAGCAACACGCGCGGCTCGATTCCGAGCGGCTTGCTATCCGGCGTGGTCTGGTTCAGGAACAGCGTGTAGGCGAGGTTCAGTGAGTGCGGCGAAAGCGCCGTCTCCGTGTCCTCGTCGTAGTTCCCACGGCCGGCCGTGAAGAACGTGCCGTTATCCATGAACTCGGCCCAGAACACGTCGTTGAACTTCAACGCGCCGTCGCGGCCAAGCCGCTGCGCGAGCCGAGTCAGCGCCCCGAGGTCATCGTTGATGATGTCCTGCCGAGTCACGGCGAGCAGCTCGCCGTAGGTGTCGGCCTTGTTCGTGAACGATTCCTCGTTCAGCGTGCCGTGCTGGATTTCGCCGGACGGTGCCACCTTGGCGTAACCCGTGCCTGTGAGCCGATAGCTCGTATGCGTCTTGAAGTCCGCCACCGAGCGAATCGAGCTGATCATCCGCCAGTCGGATTCGACCGCGTTGAACGATTCCAGCAGGAACTTGTTAGCCGTGTTGGACAGGATACCGTCGATGTCGGCGCTGGAAAACGCTGCCTGTAGCACTGGCCGCAGCGATCCGTTCGTAATCACGGGCCGGCCGGTGTAGCCGTTCTGCGCTGCCGCAGCAAGCAACAGCTCGCCAAGCCGAATCGAACGATAGCGCTTGTCGGCCGCTTCCAACGTCTCGGCCTTGAAGTGCTTTTCGATGTTCGGCAGCCGGCCAGCCATGCACACGGCCGCTGTCAGGATTTCGGGCGTCGGCGTAGTAGCCGGCGCGCCGGGCTTCACGTTCGGACGCTTGGCCCGCAGAACTTCCAGTTCCGCCTTGTCCGTGGTCCAGCCTTCGGCGATTGCCTTGGCCTCGATGTCCGGGAAACCGGCACACACGCTGCGAATCTTCGCAGCGCGTGCGTTTTCCTCGCGGGCGGCCTGGATCACCGCATCGGTTGCGTTCGTGTCAATCTTCGGCGGCGTATCGTCGGCAGCCGTGGCCGCATTGTCCGGCGCGGCCGCTTTAACCTCGACGGAGTACATCGCGGTCAACGACTCGCGCTGCTCATCCGTCAGGGCCTCGGGGGCAAACCCCTTGGCCTTAACCCACTTTTCAAATTCCA